AATCTCCGTAACAGGTGAAGGTAATTCTACTACGACTAATCTGCAACAGGGTTTGGCAAAAATTTGGTGTAATGCAGATCAAACAGGAACTGTAAGAGATAGTTTAAATATTTCTGGAATTACTGATGAGGGAACAGGAGATGTAACTTTTACGTTTTCTAATGCAACATCAAATGATGATTATGCTTTAACAGGTTCTTGTAGAAGATCAGCAAATACTGCTGAAGGATTTGTTTTTCATATTCATACGTTGGCTACTGCAAGTTGTAGAGCAAGACATATGTACTTAGGTCAAACAGCTTACGACCATGACCATATGTGCATGAACATACACGGAGATTTAGCATAATGGCTTTTGGTAATTTAAAATTTGATACGCTGACAACTTCTGATGCTAAGAACACAAACACAGAAAAGTCTGTTGATACAAGTTATATTTATAATGGTATTCCTAAAGCATGGAATAATATAAATATGGTAGGCACAGCAGCAGTAAGAGATAGCTTTAATTTGTCAGGATTTACAGATAATGGTACTGGAGATTTTACTGTTACAGTAGTATCTGCTATGTCTGATATTAACTATGCTCATCTTGAAGGTGGTGGACAACAACACACAAGTCAAATTGCAGTTATGCAACAAAGGAGTGCCCACGCACCAACGACCTCATCAATTCGTTACCAAATTTGTTATGACGATGGAGATATATATGATGCTATATTTGCTTCAATATCTATAATAGGAGAATCAGCATGAAGACACCAGAGTTTCAAGGAACACATTTATGGGAAAGATTGCATTGGGCAAAAGAGAACCTAGATAAAGTGCAATCAGATATTCGAGTAGTATATGAAGACCCAGAGGATATGGACAGTCCTGCAAAGATATTAGTTCCTGACCCTAATTGGATGGCTTGTGCATTACAGGGTGGCATTTTACCACCTGTTGAAGTATATTGGGAATTAGCAAAAGACGAAGCACAACCTGATTTTGAAAAACATACGAGAGGGTATTTGTTGCATAACACTAAACCTGTTGAAGCAATGACAGAAGAACAAGCAATAGAATACTTAATTCGTAAAGATATTCCACAACGTGTATGGCGAACATGGAATGAGGGCAACAAACCAAAGATGGTTATATGCCGAACACATCAACTGCCTGAACATCGTCAATGGCGAAACGCATGGCAAATAACCGATGATATAGAACTAGCAGCATAAGGAGAAAAATATGACAAGTTTTATCGTAGACAAGGATGGCAACCAGATTGATGCATCAACAGTTTCATCAAAGCCATCAGACCGACATTTTAGAAATGCTTGGGCAATTTCTGGTAAAGTTATAGCTGAAGATATGACTAAAGCTAAAGAAATATTTAAAGCAAAAGTAAGGGAAGTAAGAAGTCCTTTATTAGAAGCTGAAGATGTAGTGTATATGAAAGCACTAGAAGCAGATGATTCTACTGCTAAAACAAATTCAGTTAATAAAAAGAAAGCATTGAGAGATGCACCTGCGGCAAAAGCTATTACAGATGCAGACACTATTGCTAAACTAAAAGCAGCGTGGGATACATCTGTACTTGGTGACAGTCCTTACGCATAAGGAGTAACTATGGCTTTAACAAAAGTAAGAGGTTCAGGCATTGATGCTGATGGACAAGAAATAATTCTTGATGCTGATACTGATACATCTATTACTGTTGATACAGATGACAGAATAGATTTTAAAACTAGTGGTTCTGATAGGATGCATTTAGATGGCAGTGGTAAAATCGGCATAGGAATAAATACTGTAGCACTTGACCAAGGAGGAATACATTTAGGAGATGATAGAGGTATAGGTTTTGGAGATGGTAATGCAACAAGAGCAGATTTTCAAATAGTATATAACTCTTCAAATACAAGACTTGGAATTATTTGTGGCACTGGTGCAAACACTGAAGATGTAATTCTTACAACTTCTGGATTTCTTGGTTTAGGTGGTACATTAGGTACAGCACATTTATTTGTTCAAGAAGAAGGCACTTCAACGCAAGTTGCTACTTTTAAAGCAAAAGGTGCTAGTTATGCTACCGAAGCTGTAAATATATTTTCAGAAAGAGCAGCCAATTCAGCTTTTTCTTTTATGAAGATGCACTCTAATGATAATTCAGATGTAGAGTTTAATTTTAGAGGTGATGGTGAAGGTTTTGCAGATGGTGGTACATTTGGTAATCCTGCCGACTATGCAGAATTTTTTGAATGGAAAGATGGAAACACTAGCGATGAAGATAGAGTAGGGTATTCTGTAATTCTTGATGGCAATCAAATAGTTAAAGCAACATCATCAGATGAAACATCTAAAATTATAGGAGTTATATCTGGTAATCCTGTTATAGTAGGTGACTGTGCGTGGAATAGATGGGAAAGTAAGTTTGTTAAAGACGATTATAATAGATATGATTTAGATGAAAATGGTGACAGAAAACTTAATCCTGATTGGGATAAATCTAAAACATACATTCCGAGAGAAGATAGAAAAGAATGGGATATGGTGGGTATGGTTGGTAAATTGTATTTACGTAAAGGACAACCAACAGGAGATAGATGGATTAAGATGAAAGATATATCTGATACAGTTGAAGAATGGTTAGTGAGGTAATATGCCATACATAGGAAAAGCACCAAACTTTGGAGTAAGAAGTAGATTTGTATATCAAGCTACGGCAGGACAAACATCCTTCAGTGGTTCAGATAGCAACTCACTAACACTTACATACAACGACAGTTTGTATTTAGATGTGTATCAGAATGGTGTGTTGTTAAAGGCAGGAACAGATTACACAGCTACAACAGGCACAACAGTCGTACTCGTTACAGGTGCAAGTTTAAATGACGTAGTAGAAATGATTGTGTATGATGTGTTTAGTGTAAATAATACCTACACAAAAACTGAAGCAGATACACGTTATCCTTTTAAGGGCAACAACAGTATCATAAGGTTAAATGGTCAGACTATATCAGCAGACATTACAATAGACAGTGATGAAAACGGTGTAAGTGCAGGTCCTATAACACAGGACAATGCTACAGTTACTGTTAATGGTTATTGGAGTATCGTATGACAAGTCAATTAAATGTAGACACAATAGCTAACAAAGCAGGTAGTGGAACTGTTGGTTTATTTAAACAGTCAGCATCTAAAGCATGGGGTAACTATGATTATGATGGAACACAGGCTTTTGCAGACAGTTTTAACTTTGCTAGTATTACTGATAGAGCAACAGGAAAAGGAACATTAGCTTTTACAAGCAGTATGTCAAATGCTAACTATGCAATTTTAACTAACAATGTAATTGACGAAGGCAGTTATGCAGGTACAAATATGGTAGAACATGACTCTGCTGCTACAACAAGCACTGTTGGTACAGCAGGTATGCATGACGTACAAAGTTTTACTGACATAGAACTTGCAGGTGTTGATATAAAGGGAGATTTAGCATAATGGCTAGTCAACTTAAAGTAGATACAATAACAGGTGTAACAACGGCAGGAAGTGTTGCTGTTACAGGAGAGGGCAACAGTACAACAACAAACTTACAACAAGGTTTGTGTAAAGTTTGGGTTAACTATGATGGCACTGCATCAGGTGCAGCATCTAGAGATAGTTTTAATGTAAGTGGACAAGCTGATAATGGTACAGGAGATTACACAACTTCTTTTACTAATAATATGAATAATGATGACTATGCTTGTACTTTTGGAGCAAATGGTCCTGAATGTGAAATTAATGCTGCAGGAACTAGCTCTTTAAGAAAAGTATCAAATAGTTCAGGTGGTTCGAGTATTGATAAAAGTGTGCAAACTTTAGCAATAAATGGAGATTTAGCGTAATGGCAAGTGAACTAAGAGTAAATACGTTAAAGGATGCAAGTGGCAATAACTCTGTAGCAACGAGTGTGGTGTTTAATGGTACGGCAAAGGCTTGGTGTACACATAACGCAGCAGTTTCTGTTACAGATAGCTACAACCAAAGCAGTGTTTCAGATACAGGAACAGGGCATTTTGGATTAAATTTTACTTCTAATATGTCAAATGATGATTATATAGGCAGTGGTTCTAATATAGGAAGTGATGACTCTTTTGCTACAGGCATGACATCAGATGGTGCTGTTGTTTTAACATCACGAATGGATTATCAATTTAGAAATTATGATACAGTTGCTGCTACAGACCAAGACTTTCAAAGAGTTATTACACACGGAGATTTAGCATGAGTAAAGCAGCAGAATTAGCAGCCTTGATAGGCAGTCAGTCTTCTTTAGCCAATCGTAATATTATTATAAATGGAAACATGGCTATTGCACAAAGAGGAACTTCAGCAACAGGTTTAGGAGCATCTTCTGCTTTTGGCACAGTAGATAGATTTAAGTGGAACACAGGCAATAGTGCAGGAAGATTTACATGGACACAAGAAGCGATTACAGATTTAGAAGGATTTCCCTCTGCAACAAAACTTGCTTGTACCACTGCTGATACTTCTGTTGCATCAAATGAATTTGGATATCTTATACAGAAAATAGAAGGTTTTAATTTACAAAGGATACAAAAAGGTTTTTCATCAGCAAAAGCATTAACATTAAGTTTTTATGTAAAAGGAAATGCTAGTGCAACTTACAATGTTGAGTTATATGATACAGACAATAGTAGAAATATTACTTCTTCTTTTGCTGTTACTACAAGTTGGGTTAGACAAAAAATAACATTTCCTGCTGATACCACTGGTAAATTTAATAATGATAATAGTCAAAGTTTACAATTAAATTTTTGGCTTCATGCAGGGTCTGATTATACAGGTGGAACTATGCAGACAAGTTGGGATAGCATTACAACAAACGAAAGAGCATTAGGTTCAACGTCTTTTTTTGATAGCACCGATAGAACATTTTTTCTAACAGGTGTTCAGTTAGAAGTTGGTGAGGTTGCAACACCTTTTGAACATGAAAGTTATAAAGATAATCTAGATAAATGCCAAAGGTATTATCAATTAATGAATCGTGACCAATTAGCAGGGTATCAGTCTGGAACAACTGCGTTATATGCTACTTATTTTCCTCCTGTAGAAATGAGAGGAGACCCAACATCAGATTATTCTTTGAGTACCATAAGCACTTCTCAATCTGCAGGAGCATTTGCTAATAAAACAATAACTGGAATAACGACAGCTAAATTTGGAACTCATATAGAGATAATTTATGCTATTGGTGGAGGTGCAGGTGGTTCAGACAATACACCACTACAATTTTTTCACAACGGCACTTTATCATTAGATGCAGAACTATAGAGGATTATATGGATTATATGAACATAACATCAGCTAAATATGTAAAACACCCCAAAGAAGATAGAAACATAAGTATATGGGCAACTATAGATGGAAAAAAAATGGGTGTTCCATTAAGTAAAGACAACAGACACTACATTGAAATAAAACGACAAGTTGATGCAGGTGAACTGACCATAGAAGATGCAGACTAATGGAAGTAAATCCAATACTATTTTGGAATGGACTACTAACACTCATCATAGCACCTGCTATATGGGTGTTTCGTGGTATGTTTATGGAAGTAAAACGCTTGGATATACTCCTTAATAAAACACGAGAAGAGTA